ATTTTTTTCTTTTATATATTAAAAAAATATTGTAAATTATTTCTAATTAGCTGACAATCTGTTTAATTTTGAAATCTCTATACCAAATCAAATCATTGAAAACTATAGTACTTGCAAGCTTTGTAGAGATAAGTTGTTCATCAAGATTAATTATTGAATTTGAGTATTCAAAAGAAATAAATTTCTTTTTTATTTTATATTGTTGACTAATCTTATTAATTAACTTTTCAGAGTAAATTAGATAAGCAAAATTGTCTTCTAATTTATATCTTTGATAAATACTTACTTCACCTAACTTATTACCATTACACAAAATTGGTAATGTTTGTTCTACTTGAATTTTCTTATGTGATAATCTTCTTACTTTCATAACTACAAATATACAAAAAATGATTTTAAAAATTAATATATACTTTATGAAATATTTAAAGACTTTTAAAATTTTTGAAGATGGTGAAGGTGGTGGAGGAACTGCTTATGTAACTGCAACTACTGCAGGTATGGGTAATGTAGTTAGTGCTCAACCTGGACAATTTGCAGGAACAACAGGAACAACAGGTTCTGGTGATGTTAGTTTTGGATTAGGTGCAACTAAAAAAGAAAAAAGAAAAAAAGGTAAACCAAGTCAAGTAACTGATTTAAGAGATCTTAAAGATGAAGATACTGATGAAGTAAAAGAATAAAAAATCCCATCATTTGATGGGATTTTCTTATATACCTAATTTTTCTAATTTACTATTTCTTGTTTGAGTTTTTGTCTTAAACTTAGGGTAATTCATCAAATCCCTAAATCCATAGATATTAAACCTTTCAGCTAAATTATCATTTCTATATTTCTCAAATAACCTATCAGATTTGTAAACCAATCTACCTAAAATTGTATAGTAGTATTTACCATCCTCAAGTTCGCAGACTATTAATGCAGAGAATGTTCTTAACCAACAATTACTAAACTCCCAAGATACATCATCATTATCACTACCTAATCCCATAAAGAACATAACAACTAAAATAATAACAGTTATCCAAAATACTAATAATAACAAAAATCTAGCATCATTCATTTCCTGATATGTTATAGTATTATTTGTTATTTTTAATGGTTTTTCAAATTCTTTAACATCATAGTTTTTACCAGAATTAATAACATAGTTTACATGATTCTTACCATCAATAAATTGTGCATAAACTCTTGATGTGGTTGTCATTTCTCTATCAACATTATAAGAAAAATATAGTGTTGTTAAAGCAATAGCTAAAAATATACTTTTTGCTATGTTTGTTGTTATTAGTTCATAAATCAACATAAATGGAAATAAAATAAGTCTTGTCATCTTTTATAATTTTCTACAAATGTAAACAATTTTAATCAAAATAAAAAATTAATATATAGATTTATGATTAAATATAATGAGTTCTTACTAGATAAAGAGTTTGAAACAATAACTAATCAAATATTTAGATTAGTTGAAGATGGTGGTAGATTTACCAGTGATAATACTTATGTTTGGGATATGTCAAAAAAACAGGATGATGAAAAACCTGTTACATTTGAATGGGATTTTACTAAAACAAATGATAGTATAGTTGATAAGTTAGAGAATTTATTAAAGAAATTACCTAAAGAAAAGATACAAGAATACTTCTTTAAGTTTATTAATAAGATAAAATTACTTCCTGAAAAATTTAGAAGAAAGATATTAGTTAACTATGCAACTGCATTCTTATCAGTGGCTTCAATAGGGTTTTTAGTATCAGGAATGAACAATCATAAAGTAGATGAAAAAGTAGTCAAGGAGTTTGTAAAAGTGACTAAAAAGGCCTCATTTGAAGTCTCACATAAAAAAGTGGCTGCTATAGAAGGAGGATATTCTGAGGATAGAAAAGATACTGGTAACTTTGTTGAATTTGAATTAAATGGTAAAAAAGTTAAAAGATTTATTGGAACTAAATATGGAATATCTGCACCTGTTTTAATGAAATATTTAGGTCATCTACCTAAGAAAGAAGATATGATGAATTTATCATATGAAACTGCATTAGAAATTTATAAAGATAAATACTGGGATGATCAAGATATGGAAAAATTCTGTAATCAATCAGTTGCAACTATTATATATGATGGTTGTGTTAATCAAGGTGTAGGTGCAATGAAAGATATTTTAAGAAAAGTTTTAAATGATAATGGTGTTCAAGTTAATGATGATACTACCCCATTTCAAACTGATTATATTAAAGTAATTAATTCATTAGATCAAGCTCAAGTATTTGACACAATTAAGAAATATAGAAAAGAGAGATACCATGTGGCAGCAACTGCTAAAACTCATGAAGGTGGTTGGTTAAATAGATTAGAAAAATTAGAATTTATTGACTAATGAAGTATATTAAGAAGTTTGAAGATATTAATGTACCTATTAAAGTAGGTGATACTATATTAGGTGGTAGATTTAAGAATAAGAAAGTTGTTGTTAAGAAAATTGGTAAAAACAAGAAAGGTGATATTACAGTTAATGACAAACCATTACTTAAATATAGATTAGTTAAGGAATCTATTGAAGAAGAAATAGATAATGCATTAGTTTATTTAACTGATGATGGATTCAAAATACATAAGACTTCATCAAAATTATATTTAACAGTTCAATTATTTAAACAGAAAGAGTATAGACAAATTAACTCTATGGATAATTTAGTAGAAGTAAAATGGTCAGATATTGAAAGTGATTTATTACCATTTATTGAAATGTATAAAGATAGAATAAAAGATATAACTTTAGCTTATCCTAATTTTAAAGAACATGGCCTTTTAAATAAAGAATATGTAGATGGTGTAACAGATGTAACATCTTCAAACCTACATGTGTATGATAGAAAAGTACTTTCACCTGATGAAATACTTGATGGTGAAGACTTTGGTAAAATACTAAAAGTAAATATTAGATTACAAATCTAATTACTTATCTTCTTCTTTCTTATCTAATAAGTATCTGTTATCTTTAGGAAGTATATCAATATTATACTTTTTACCCAATGCAATTAATAATGGAGTTATAGGAACAGGAATTGGAATACCTGATATTAATACAAGTGGTATTAATTTTGCTATATCTAATGAGTGTTCTTTAAGAAATTCTTTTTCACCATAAGTTACTTCTTTTCCTTTCAACATCTTTCTAACTATGATTATTGCAATTTTAGTTTCTTGTCCTTCTCTTTTTGTAGCAGCCCAAAAACCTTCTGCAAAATCTGTACCTTTTTTAACCAACTCTTTTATTTCATACCAAGAAGGTTCTTTCTTTCCACTCATTTGTGTATATTACTTTTTAAACAATGTATATATTATTATTTTATAATAAGTTTATAGTATCTATTATATTCCTTAATTGGTTTTAATTTTAATGTTGGTTTATTTTTAATCTCATTATAGTTTTACTTGTTCCTTTCAAACTAATTATGTATATTTGCATATAAATTAATTAAAAATAAATTAGGACTAATGAGAATAATGTTTTTGGGCGACATTCACGGGAACTTTAACTTAATCAATCAATATTTAAAAAGATTTGATATTAAGGATGCTTACATTATACAGGTAGGTGACTTTGGTGTGGGATTTAATGGACTATTAAAAGAAAAAAGAACATTAGAATATACACATCCAGAACTTGTTAAAAGAAATGTAATTGTATATGCAATAAGAGGAAACCATGACTATCCTGGGTACTTTGATAATGATCCTTTTGGTTTCACTAATATAAAATTAGTCAAAGATTATACTGTTCTAAACTTAGAAGGTCAGAATATATTATGCATTGGTGGTGCAATCAGTGTGGATCGTATGATGCGCAAGACTAAACACCAAAAAGCAGGTAATTTTGACATAAAAACTGGAAAAGAAAGCTGGTGGCCAGATGAAACCTTCAATTGGGAAGATGATAAGTTAGTTAATTTAAGAGACATTAATGTTGTAGTTACTCATACAGCACCAGATTACTGTGTCCCAGATAATGGGAATGGTTTTGGACCATTTGTAAATGGTTTGGCTGCTAATGACCCTGACCTTAAATTAGACTTATTAGAAGAAAGAAGAAATATGACACTAGCTTTTCAAACAGTTAAGATGCATAATGATGTTAAATTGCATCTGTATGGTCACTTTCACAGAAGTGATATGATTACTATTGATGGTACTGAACATAGATTATTAGGTGTTGGTGAACTTTGGGAAGAAAAAAATTATAAAAATATCTTTTAAAAAATCACTTTTTTGTCCCTTTTCATATTTTATATTTAATATATAGAATATGAAATGGACAGAAGAACAAATAGAATACTTAAAAAGTAATTATCCAAAAATTGGACCTAAACAATTATCAATAAATCTAAATAGATCAGTAGATTCAATAAATTTAAAACTTAAATCATTAAATTTAAGAGGTAAGATAAATAAAAAATATAGTAATTTTAAATTTGAGTTGGATAATCCAAAACATATATATTTAATGGGTATATTATGGGCAGATGGATATTTACATGATACTTTAAATAGATTGGAATTATCAATAGTAACAGAAGATTTCAATGATATTAGTAATCTTTTTGATGTAAACTATTGGGCAGTTTATCATAGAAATAGAAGGAAAAGAAAACCTCAAACTACAATTGGTTTATACAGAGAGGAAGTTTGTGGTGTATTTAGAAGTGAATATAACTATACTGAGAAAAGTAATGAATGTCCTAATTTTATAAATAAAATACCTGTAGAATTATTGTATTACTTTGTAAGAGGATTTTTTGATGGGGATGGGTGTTTTTACATAAGTAAAGACAATAAACAAAAACAATGTTACTTAGCAGGCACTTATAATCAAGATTGGTCTTGGATTGAAATTATTTTTAAAGAATTAGATATTAAATATAACATTAAACAAAAAATACAAAAAGAAAAACAAAAGTATTCAGTTATTTATATCAATAGAAATAGTATAGAAACTTTTGGTGATTATATCTATCATAACTATGATAGTGATAGCATTGGTATAAAAAGAAAATATGAAAAATTCTTAAAGATAAGATATGAGAAGTAATACTATTATATGTGTAGTTTGGAAGTTAACAGGAAGAATTGAACACTTTGTTAACTTAGGTAAGTTATATTCTCACTATGGCAATGATGAACTTGGTATATCTAGGTCTTCACTTAATAAAAAAGATTTGTTTGAAGGTTATGACACTGAAACAATTAAGATATTAAAGTGTTATGTTAAATAAAAAAGAGAACTTATAGTTCTCTTTTTTTATTATTTAACAAATTTTTGTTTTGGTAATGTTTTTAAATATTTTGCAACATCTTTAATTTCAAATCCACAATCAACTGATAATCCACACTCAATACACATTGTACTTTCTATGTGTTCATATTCAGTATCATATGTAGTTACACTACTTGGATAATTTAAACTTTTATCAGAGAATAATTTAACTAATGTTTCTTTAATTTTAAATCCTGCATTAGGAGTTAATTCAATACCAACTTCTTCTTCTGGATATATATTGAAATCAGTAAATTTTACTTCATCATTTACAATATCTATATCAATACTTAAATAAAATGCTTGGAACTCACCATTTGAAAAGTAATCAACTGCAATATCATCCATAACCTCTAAACATTTATCTACTTCTTCTTTAGTAACAGGTACTAACCACAATGTTAAAGGTATTGATACACTAAATTTATTAGGTGATTTTTCTTTCTCAAAATCAAAAGTATCACTAAATTGAAGACTATCAAAACTAATGTCATAATAAAAGTTAATTGTTTCATCTTTTACATAACCTGTAATTTTTCCATATTTGGAATAATTTTGTACTCTCTCTTTCCAATTTTCAATTGCTTCTCTTAACTCAGCTTTACCAGCCCAGTCTTTTAATTCTTTGGCACTTTTTAGTGCATTTTGTTTATTTCTACCTGTAAGCCCTTCAGCACTTTTTTCACGTCTGTATGATGCTCTTAGGTATGTCTGAGAGTTTAACTCTTCATTAAATCTTTTTAAGTATTTCATTATGTTACTATATATGTTTTTTCCTCTGTAGGATATATTTCTATACTTTGTCTTCCTATTGATGTATCAAATGTTCTATCTAATTCACCTCTTTCTTCCATTTCAGCTTTTTCACCATCAAACATATTACTAAATTGATTAGAAAAATCTGTTATATTTTTATCAAAATATATTTTAATTGATGATTGTTGTGTAATCTCATTGTAATCACTATCATCTATCTTAGTAATTTTAATACCATTCTTATTAAAAAACCTTCCAATCTCTGTTGTATTGATTTTAATATCTCTACCATCTTGAGCAACTATAAATTTATAGTTATCATTTCCAGAATCTTTAGGTGTTACTCTTAATTTTAACTCTGTACCTGCAATTGCCATATCAATTGTAAAGTTCTCTAACTTATCTCCAGTTGTTAATACATCATCAATATCTTCTACAATATCTCTTAGTTTATTAATCATTGTTTCTGCATCATTAAACTCACTAAAGTCAATTCTAATATCCCATTTTACATACCAGATATTAGAATTACCATATTTTGTAGGGTATATAGTTGGTTGACCAAACTTATCATTTATATAAACTAAACAATCTAATAAATCCTGATGAACAGGATCATCTTTTTTATTCCAATTTTCAAATATCTTTTTAAGGTATTTCATAATACTATATATTATATTTTATAAACAAAAAAATAGTTTACTCTAATAAAAGAATAAACTATTTTTGAAATCCCTTCTAGAGAGATTATTGAATTGATACTACTTCAATATCAAATACAAGTTCTTTACCTGCTAATGGGTGGTTACCATCAATAGTTACTGAATCCTCATTAACTGCAGTTACAACAACATGTGCAACTTGTCCATTTTCACCATTAGCTTCTAATGTTTGTCCTACTTCTACTTCACCTGGCATTTTATCTAATGGAACATTTACTACTAAATCTTCTCTAACTAAACCATATGCGTTTTCTGGTGCAATATTAGTAGTTACTTTATCACCAACTTGTTTCCCAATAATTGCGTTTTCAAATCCTGAAATTATTTGTCCTGATCCTACTTGAAATTGTAAAGGGTCTCTTCCTTCTGAGCTGTCAAATACTTCACCATCAGGAAATTTCCCAACATAATGTACACTAACAACATTACCATTCTCTATCATAATTAATTGTTTTTTTTTATTTATACACATAAAAATAAATAAGTTTAAAAATTAAACTTTTTTAATATCATAATATAAAATGTATATGTTTGTAGATTTGAGTTCAATTAATAATTCTGATTATAAATTAGAGTATCAGGAAAAGAGTAAAATCCTACTTGATTATTTAGGAGAACCAGATGGCAAATTTCTAATAGTCCCTATTCACATATTGAATATACTACAAGAAAATACTGAGTTTGTAAGTTGTGAGATAAACTCTGATATTGGTGGTATAGAAAAAGTAGGTAATATTAATGGTTATGATTGTTATGTTGATATTCATATGAAATCAAATGAAATACTTTTATACTACAATAAGGCAAAGATTAGAGATAGTAAGTTAGATTATCTACTCAATAGTGTAGAGCTATTAGAAGAGAAAAGAGTTAAGATTATATCTTAACTCTTTTTTTATTGTCTATATCCTGTTCTTACTAAATATATCTTTGTTGATGATCCAGAAACTAAATTATCAACAATAATACTCTGAACACCTGGATATATTGTTTTTAAGTTGCTATTTGATGAGTTAATTGTATTCCATTCTACTTCATTAAATAATCTATATGATGGTATTAGATAAGTCCAAGTACCAATACCACCACTTATTCTGTAATATACTAGAAAACAATCAGATATATTAAGTATATTATTGTTATTTGTATCAAATCTATAATAATCTTTTGAGTTAAATGGGCTTTGTTGAATTATTTTTGTAGTTAAATAGCTTATATCATTTGGTGATGGAAGAGGAATAACTAAATTATCAACAACTATTCTAAAATCATATAATCTAATACTATTAGATGATGAAATATTAACCATTCCATTAATATCAGTATTTGATGTTGAGTATAATGTATATGTAGTATCTGTTTTTAATTTACCATATAATTTTATAGGTATATTTAACATACCAACATTCTCTGAATTATAAACATAAGTAGTATATGTAAATGTTATTGTTATAATACCTGGTGTTGAATTAACAGAACAAGTTCCATTTGTTAAAACTGCTCTAAATTGAGTTCCATCATTTTGATTAGTATATGAGTATGTTGCGGTAGTATTTGATATATCACTCCATGTTACACCATTATCTGTAGATTTTTGCCATTTTGTAATTGTTCCTGTATATCCACTTAAAGTCAATGTACCACTATTTGTAGTAGATGTATGTGAATTGGAATTAACTGAACCACCTACAGGAATGGTTCCTACTATTGTTATTGTTGCAGTACCATAAGCACCAACATTTGGTTCTTTTACTCTAATAACATTTGTTGTTAGAGTGGCTGAACTTGTTGTATAAGTTAGTGTACCAATTCCAGATGAGTTTGTTGTAATTGTTCCTGTTGATAATGTACCACCACCAGAGTCAAATGTTATATTAACTAATGTAGGTTGGCCAACTCCATTTATATCTTTAGTAGTCACGGTTAATGTTGTACTTGTTACACCACAACTAAAATTATTTGATGAAGTAACTGCAACTGATGCAATACCTTGTGAGTAACTACCAGTTGGCAATAAAGGTGTTGAATTATCATTTACAGCTGCTGTGTAAACTGCATGTTCTTCTGTTGCACCACCAGTTGCTGCAGTAAATCCAAAATAAACATCAGTGTTATTTAAGAAATTAGTTGCTAAATTAAGATTCAACACAGTTAAAGTTGCTGCAGTTGGTCTTGTTGATGTATTTGATATTCTAACTTCTAAAACTTTAGTAGAACCATTATATTCAATCCAGTTATATTTATTTGTACCATCTGCTAAATCTACTGGAGATGCAACTACATTTGTAGAACCATGTAGAACACCATTAATATCAAGTGCAATGTGATTATTATTTAACTCACCATTATTATATGTATCATACTCAATTGCAATAGATTTTCCAGGTATTGCTTGATAACCCAAACCACCACCTGCAGAACCTGCAGTATTACTTGCTTGTTGAATACAAAATGTCATACCATCAGCTCTTGAACCAGGTGTCATTCTTGAAACAAAGTAAGTTGAAAATGAAAAATCTGTAGGTAAAGAAACTTTTTGTTTCCAGAAAGCTGAACCTGATTGATTACCTGCATTAGGAGTAAGTCTAAGATAAGTACTACTTACAATTGTTGCATTACCATTAATTTGCCAACCTCCAGCAGAACTAAAGTTTGGTGAATAAATAGGTATTGGAGTTTGTGCAAATGTATGACTACTTAATAAAAGTAGTATCAATACTACATAATTAAAATATTTTTTCATCTATCTATATATTAAATAAAAAAAGAGAATACTAATATTCTCTTTTCTATTTTATTGATATATGACTATTTACATTCACAAGGTGCACAATTACAAGTAGGACACTCATCATTACAAGGTGCACATTCCTCTTCATCTTTTTCTTCACTATCCCAGTTACATTTACAAGGTGAACAATTACATTCTTTACACATCTCACTTTCATTATGAGTATCAAAATCTTCTTCCTCTTCCTCAATTGTAGTCCAATCTTCATTTTCAGCTCTATCTAATTTATCACCAAGAGTATCAAATATTAATATTCCATCAAATCCTTCTTCTCTTAAATCATGATAGAAATCATATTTCTCTTGTTGAGTTGGTTGCTTATCACCAAATGTTTCTTCCCATCTTGCTAAAATTTCTTCAGCACCAAATTGAGATTCTTCTGTACCAAAATTATCAGCATCCATATCAGCATATATTTGGTCATTTTCTATTTCTCCTGCTTCTAAATCAGCAGCAATTCCTGCATTTCTAGAATCCATGAAGTTTTCATATATTTTTAAGTATTTCATATCTTTCATTTTTTTTAGTTTTATTTTTTGTAGTTGAACTTTTCAAACTTAGCAATAACTTTTTTATTTGTATTATCTATAGTTACTGTACTAGGTTTCATTGCTTTATCAACACCTGCTTTAACAAAATCTTCTTTTGTTACAACTTTAGTCTTTCCTAACTTATCAATTAGATTATATTCATAATTCTCTTTTTGAATAATATTACCTTGTTTATCTAATTTAGTAACATCTCCAATTCCTATTACTTTATTATCCATTTCAGGCTCTTTAGGATTAAACTCTACTGGTTCACTCCATTTTAAGTTTAAGTTGAAAGGAACACCAGATAAGTCTGTTATAATTTTATTTTTAAACATATCAACATATCTTTGTCCAACATAAGGTTCAACTGTACATTCACCAAATATATTTGAAATAGAACCAATACCACCATGTCCACCTGATACAGTAATCTCATCTTGTCCAATTGATGTATCTGGGTTGTGATACCCTAAGTGTTTTTGGAAGTTACCTAATAACTCAGTCATATATTTACCTAAGTCATTTACAACTGTACCATTCTTCAATGTAGGAAGTTCACCTTCCATTTCTTCCATTTTCTTATATGAACATACTTGTAATGTTCCACCATATTGTAATAATATAAATTTAGGTTCAGAATCAATTTTACCATCTATAAAATCTCTTTCTACAATAGTTCTTGCTCTTAAAGCATTTGCCCAAGTTCCAGTAGGTACAAAAACTAAATCACCAATTTTTTGATAACCATCAACTCTTATAAGATTACCTCTTTTAAATTTATTAATAAATTCAGCTTGTGATGTAAATGTTACTTTTTCATCAGGATTTAAACCTCTGGTTCTTTTTTGCATTTCACCTAATCTCCAAGTTGAATCTTCTATGAACTCTTTTCTCTGTCCTTTTTTCCAACCAGACATAACTTGATTATGTTCAGGATAAACTTTCTTCATTACATTAAAAATAGAATAGATTGATGCATCTGGACAATTCTCTATAACAGAGATAATTGTTTTAGAATCAGATCTTTTTAAGAATTGATTAAAAGCAGCTCCAAATTCCAATCTTCTTTTTTCAGATTTTTTAATATCTTCTAAATTAAAATCTAATAATCTTTGCCAATCTACACCATAATCTTGGTATTTTGCAGAGTCAATCATATCAATAACATCTAATGTTAATGAATCTTGTGGAACTCCTAATGACTGACATATAGCTTCATATGCAGAACCTGTTTTCTTTTTCTGAACTGGTGAAGATTTATATCTTTCTAACTCTTCTGGTGTAAAAATACCATGATGGTCTAAGTAATAGTCAATCATATCATCTCTTTCATCACCAGGCATATTAGCAAAATCCAATACAACATTAATTAATTTTGGATCTAAAGTTGTATATTTCCAACCTTCTGAATAATTTAAAATACCATATTTAACAATAGTAAAGCCAGCATTAATCAAGTATTTCTTTACTTCAATTGCAGAGAATATACCATCCATATCATCATGAGTGTACATTGCAACTTGCTTACCTTCCTTACCTTTTTTCAACCAGTATTCTTCTGATTTAGGAAGTCTTGGTGAAGCTTCCTCTTTAATTAAATTAAAGTTATTGAATTTTTCTATTTTTCTCATAAACTATATATTAAATTATTTTATAACTTTTTTACTTCTTACCATAACCTTTTACAGCTTCTTTATCACCTTTTTCATCTTCTTCAAACTTAGTGTCAAAGAAGTTATGGTCATCTCTAACAATTTTAACCTCTGAATCCATTGTAGCATAAGGACCAAGGTCACCTGAACGGAATACACCACCATACATATCACCATTGAGAAAACCATTCATAAAGTAACAATTTCTCAACTCACTTTGTTCAACTTTACAATTCAATATCTTTGAATTATCTGCATCAGAATGTTGTAATTTACTCTTAGAAACTTGTGAATTTCTAATTTCAGAACCTATAAAGTAACAATCTTCAAAAATTCCTTCAACTTGACAATTTATTAAGTCATAATTTTTAAGAGTTGCAGATGTCTTAAAGTTTGCATCTACAATTTCAATAGTTTGTTTCTCAATAACATAGTTTATTATACACTCTTTTAAGTCTTGTGTAGATTCAACTATATTAAAAATTCTATCATATATCTTTTCATAATAAGTAGAAACAATATCATAGTTATTATCTTGGTTAATCTGTAATTGAATAGTAGGAAAGTCAACAATAAAATTATCATACTTAGATAAGTTTTTAAAGTTACCAATGTTATCTTCTAAAAATTGTTCAAGTTTTGTAGTATCTTCTGATGTAAATAAAGCATCTATAGATTCATAAGTATTAATTATAAATCTTTCCATAAAGTATATTAATTGTCCTAAATTCTTTTCAAAGTCTTTACCTCCAATATATCTAAACTCTAATCTTTGAGATTCTTTATCATTATTAATATTTAAGAAGTTAATACCATAATATTTATCATTAGGAAGTCTTAAATTGTTTTTAACAACTGAAATAGGAATATTAAAAAAGTCATACTCTTTAAAAGGTATCATTTTCTTAATACTTTTTGCATAAACATTATCTTTTCTTGATGGGTAGTATCTATAAATCTCATCCTCATCTGTATTTAATATAAGTTTTAATATGTTTAAGTCATTTAAGTTTTTATCACCATTAAATGATAGGTTAAAGTGAATAGAACACTTTTCATTTGTATAACCATAAGTTTGTATAAACTTTATTATCTTAATTAAATAAAATTTAGCATCATAAAAATCCATTGGTCCAGTTACCAACTCAATCATATTAGAACCACCTGATAAGTCAGGTTCAATCTTAAAGTTACTTTCATCTGGAGTAAAGTCTGAGTGATATTGTCTAAACCCATGAACTTTAACAGGTGTAAGTTGTTGATTTAGAAGTTCTAAAGTTTTATAAAAAGAAAGGTCTTTCATATAAAACTCAAACTCCATACCAATAATTGCATTTTTTAGTTTACCTGATTGGTTAAGAAACTTGTCTGAATATTTTTCCATATTGTATATATATTAAATTATTATTTTCAATTATATAATACCCTATAAAAAAGGGACTTTACAACAAATTATATATAAAAAATAAAAATTATTGTAAATGAATGGAGTTCTTCTGTGTCTATTGTAAAACAAGAAAAAAATTTGACAAATTTGTAAAGGTTAATGCTATAAAAAATAAATATATTATAGACATTAATAAAATAATGGCAGAAGAAGAGGTTGATTTTAATGATGATAAAACATACTTAAAAATTATCATATTTAATAAAATACAACAAGCAATAGACAAAAAGAAAGACATATACTACATTCCAGACTTTGACAATGAGTTCTCTATAGAAAAGCTTTTAAACCTTAAAAAGATACTTGGAGAAAATAACTTTAATGTTTTAATATTTTACAATGAATTTAGAAAAAACCCAGAAATAATTGATGATGTTTTTTCAAATCTATCAAAATTTTCCAATTCTCAGATAATACGTGACTATTAACTATTAATATATACTAAAAAATATATTTAGTTATGGCAATTTTAGGAGGTTCACCACTTGGGTTAATAGGTGTCAGAAGTACACCAGTTCAAGGAACAGGTATGTCCACATTTAATGGTGGAAATAGTCGTAATATTAATGTAAATAAATATAATTCTGGTATTAATCCAAATCCAAAAAAGAAAGGTACTGAATCTTTACTTAGTGGTAGAACTACTTTATCACCATATGGAAATATTGGTTCCATTGGTACTGATAATGGTGGTGGTCAAGGAATGGATAAAGGAGCATATGGTGGTGTTAATAAAAATACACTACATAATAATGCGGTTTATGATACAAGTTTATTAAATATAATAGAGAGATTATCAGGTACAGAAGCTGCATTAAGACCTGGAGACTTTGCTTACTTAAAAGATGTTGGTGTTTATCCTAATAATAGATTAATGATTGCTAGAAGATTTCTATCACCACATAATGATAATATCTATGGTAAAAGTAAAGGAGTTTCATCAGTACCAATGGCTATTATGATTAGTTGGAAACCACAAGAAGAAGATTTTGTTGAAATATCATTTGGTGAAGAATGGGTTGCTGCAAATGCAGACTTTACTAATGTATTAAATTCATTAGGTGAAGATTTTGGTATGAGTGGTAGACTTTCTTTAGGTAATATAAGTAATGCAGCATTTAATGTTGTGTCATTACCAGGTTTCACTGAAACTTTACAAAGAGCAGTTTTAACTAAAATGGGGATTTTGGATAATGATGGTGATGAAAAAGCACTACCATCAGGTAACCCTAACCTTATTAAAGAAGCAAAAAGAAGAAAAAATGTTCCATATACAGATGCAGGATCAGGATTGAAATGTACAGTTAATATAAAAATGACTTGTGAATGGGAACAAAAATTTATTTCTGGAATAGATCCAACTATAGTCTTTCAAGATTTAATTGCAACTATTTTAAGATTTGGTACTTCAAGAAGTGATTTCTATGGACTAAGTAAAAAATTTGAACAAAAAATAGAAAAATGGGTAAATAATCCTGAGACATTAGCTAAAGATTTCATTGATTATATTGCAGGTGCATTAAAAGATATTGCTGCTGAAGTAAAAACTGCCATAAGTGATTTTTTAGGTCAAGGTAAACAAGATGTTCCACCAGATAAAGAACCAACTCCAAAAGAGGCAGCAGAGAAAAATAATAAAGCAATTGATGACCAAATTACTAAGGCTCAAGATAGTTTTGATAAATTAGTAAGTCAGATTGGTACAGCATTGAAAAAAACAATACAAAAATATAGATTGGAAATAGAAGGTATTGCAAGAGCTTTAAGTGGTATGCCTTCTACTCCTTGGCATATAACAATTGGAAATCCATTAAGACCTACATTTTGTGCAGGAGATATGTATATGTCTGATAACATGACATTAAAATTAGGACCTGATTTAGCTTTTAATGACTTACCATCAAGTATAACTACAGAATTTACATTAACTAATGCAAGACCTTGGGGATTACAAGAAATATTAGCAAAGTTTAATGCAGGTAGTTTAAGAGTGAGTAATGGATTAAAAGATGCAAATAGTTTAAAACCTAATGAAAAACTTTCAAATGGGAAAACTGATGATGGTGAACCATATAATGATACTGGTGCCACTGCAAGTAATTCAGCAACTACAAGTGTTGCAGGAAATACAAGTCAGTCTTCTGCAAATAAAATAACTAATGATGCCTCACAAAAAGCAACTGCAGATAGTGTTGCAGTTACAAAGGTTGGACCATTGTCAGAAGAGGATGCAAAAATTGCTGCAGCTACAAAAGATGCACCAGTTGCCTTAAATGGTACAACACCTGTTAATCCTACAATACCATATAATCCAAGTACATCATTAGCAAGTGTATCAAGTTCTACAACTAATGTTGTGAATAATGTTCAAGGTCAGGCAGTAAGTGCTGTTTCAACAACTAAAGAAGCAAGTACTGCAGGTCAACAAATAGTATCAGATGCCACAAATCCAGTAGCAGCAACATTTCAAAATATAGATTTTGGTGTATTTAATAGAATTGCATAAAAAAATAAAATAAATATGGATATAAAATCATTACATGAAGGAGTAAAAATAAATCCAGATACTGGTTTATATAATTTATTCACACCAACATTTATATTTAATAATACAATTGCTTTAAGTGAACATATAGTTACTAAAGATGAAGAGATGAGAATAGATTTAATATTTGCAAATATGTATTTAATTGAACCATCTATGATGAGTGAATATTATCAAGATATTGATGTTTTACTATACATAAATAATATAGATAATCCATTAAATATAAAAGAAGGAATGTTATTGTATTATCCTGCAATTGATGATATTTATAGATTTAGATACACACCATCAGGTCTAATAAATGATACATCAATTACTAAACAATTAGGTGTACCAAATACACCAAACAAAGCAACAAGAACTGATAAATCAAGACAAAATTATATTGAGAATGATTATTCTTTATCACCAGTGGTTTTAGATACACCTAGAGAACCAGTAAGAATAGAAAATGGTAGATTTTCAATAGGAGGATTATAATATGGAAGAAATAAAGTCAGTAAGAGTAAGAAGAAGTAATGTTAAATCAGGTACATTAGACATCAAAGTAACTTTATATGAAAATAAACGTACTTTTGGTGCAGATGAAATCATACTAGTAGGTTTTAACAATGATAGACCTGTTTGGACATCAATGACTTATAAGAAAAATGGATTATTTAAAGATTTCACAAATGACCAATTTATTCAATATTATATTGATAGTAATGCAAAATCAGATGGTGGTGGACAAGAATATGAAATAATACAAGATCCTTGGCAAGTTAAAGTACCTATTTGGAGAAATTATGGATTTGATCCTTATTACTTAAATAATGGTGCACAAATATACATAAACTGGAGTATAGATGATTTTGTAGCAGGTGGACTAACTTTTAGTGATAGTAATGGTAAAGAAATAAACACAACTCCATCAATAGAAAAAAGAAATTATATAATTGGTATAGATGACCCTTCTAAAAGTGAAAATTGGTTGATGCACCTAAATAAAAATAATGAAATTACATATAGAAATAATGGTGATACACAAGTTTATGGTGGTTTAGTAGATGATATTTATATAATAGAAGATATTATTAGGGTTTGGAAAAGAAAAGTACCAAATTACAATGATTTGGCTCTTTGTTCACCTAACAATGAAAGTTGTTCTATAATACCTTATAAAAGTCCTTTAAAACCTATAGAACCTGAACCTACACCAGTAGAAGTTGTTGCAGTTAATGAAACACCTAAAGAACCTATTACTGTTGTACTTCCAGATTCTATAAAGGTAAAAGTTGATACAACATTTAAAATATTTATAGGTAAGAATAAAGAACTTGAGGTTAATCAAAATACTATACAAGATGATGAATTAACAGACTTATCAGATGAGTACACAGAAGAACCATTTGCAGGAGTTGAAGAAGAAGAATTAAAACTTCAAGAAGAGGTTAGTTCAGGTCAAGAAGATAGTGATAGTGAATTAGTTGAACCTGGAACACCAGCAAATATTAAACCTTTTAGTGATTTAGATTCATTATTGAGATTGGCAGGTGAGTGTGCAAGAGAATTAGGTAAAAGTCCAAGAGTTAACTATAAAAATCTTAGAAGTGGTTATATAAAAGGAGTACATGGTCTATGTCCACAAGGAACTTTATCAGTTTTATATGCACTAACTGGAGTTAAACAAGTAGGTAAAATAAAAGGAAATGCAAATACATTCTCTATGAATGGTAGTAATTCATTTGCAGGAACTGGATATTTTAATAATAAAATAAGATTATCTAAAGATTATTTTAATTCACCTGAAAAGTGGCAAGTTGGTGATGTAGTTGCAGTTGACTATACTGGTGGTAAACCATATGGTCATATACAAGTATGGACAGGGTTCAAATGGATGAGTGACTTTACACAAAATAAACTACAAATAGCACATGTTGATTGGAATTCAGTTGCACTTCATAGAATGAATAATAAAGGAATTGATGCAGTTAAAAAACAATCATCATCAATTGTTTAACCTCTCTCAAGTTTAAGTTGATTAAAATCTTTAAGAGCTTCTTCTCTTAATGTTTTCTCAAGTTTAGATAAATCTGTTTCAGTATATGTTTCACTCTTAATATCTCTACCATTTGTACTTGTTAATATTGAAGTATAATGTCCTGGTTGAGTATCTTTAGTTATAATCCATTCTACTTTTATATTATTATCAATAGATAATTCACTATTTACCTTTTTACCAACTTCCCAGTTTATTGCTGGATTATCAGGTAATTCAGTTGTAGTGTTATTAACTTTAGTATCATCAGCTTCATCTACAGGTACAAATGATTCAAATTCACTTTGTTTACAAAGAGTATATGTAAATACTACTTTGTTTGATAATTTAACTTGTTTATCACAGAAATCTAAGAATTGGTCATATTGTGTAGAGTTCTTAAATACATGTGCACCACCAGAATAATTATATACATAATCTGCAATAGTATTACTTGATCTGTGAATTAAAACAATTGATTTTGCTTTTATTTTTTCTGATTTATAATTGTATTTTTCATTACTATCATTAAGATGTATTATACATTCACCTATTTTTAAACATCTATCAGTTTTATATGGTGTTGTAGTTCCATCAACTATATAAGTATCTAATTTTAACTGGTCAATATATTGTCCTAATGCTAACATACCAACACCATCCGGTAATGAAGTTGTTTTAGGAACAAATCCAGGCATTGTGGTCAATTGATATTCAAATAATTCCCAGTTACCACTTTCATTTTTGAAGAATAGATTTAATGTGTCATCAAACTTATTACTAACTTCACCACTATCTTTATTAGGTGATTGCATAGAAACAATATTCAATACACCTATATCTTCATAAACTTGATACTTTTTAGATTTTAAGAAACTTATCATCTTATCTATTTTAGGATTAGAAGTAGGAGATGATAAAGGCTCTTTTACTGGGTTAGTATTCTCAGGTGGTAAAGTAGATGTTGTGGGTGTAGTTGTTGCAACTTGAGCAGATGCAGTACTTCCACCTGCTGCAGTTCCACCAACAGGTGTTACTGGTGTATTAATAGCAGGTTCAACATGTTTGTCATCATATTCTTGTTTTGGTCCTTCAACTGGTTTGAAATCCTCATTAGTTTTAGTAGTAAGATTATTTTCTTGTTTTGTTGAGTTCCAAGCATCACCTAATTGTGAATTATCTTCTCTATGTGTATTTCTAACAGTACTAACTTTATTATTATCAACAATATTAACATGATGAGATAAGAAAACAGGGTCTCTTTTAGCTTTATATTTCATTAAAACTTGTATCATTGCTGGATTAGTAACAACAGGTGCACCTAAATTACCTAAATAAGGACCACCATTATTACCCATCAAATTATCTACAAACTCATCAAACCAATCCATCCAGTGATTACCTAGAATAGCTTGTTGACCAGCAGTAGCATCACCAATATTCACATGTCTATTGTTATCTTTTAGATTAAAGTCAATAGTATTTTCAGTTATATTTACATTATTGTATTTGTGGTCTAATTTAAGACCTTCTTTATCATTAACATAAACTTGTGTTTTATGGTCAAAAAGTAAAGACTTCATTGATATGTAATCAGAATTACTCAATGATAATAATTTCTTTTCTAAATTTACATTGTAGTGGTCTGCTGCTATGTATTCAGGTTTATATTCATCTCCTTGATCAAATACAACAATAAGTACTTTACCTTTTTCAGGAACATTAACAACATTACCATTTAGATCTTTCCAAGGTGTTGCATATGGAATATCTTCAACTTTAAGATTATCAAAGACATCTAAAACTCTAACTTTAACACGACCTAATCTTTTTGGATCACTATTATCTTCTACAACACCAACATATGTTTTATTTGCTTCTACTTTTGCCATAAATTATATATTAAGATGATGTGTTTACATTTACCTTTTAGTAAAACTACTTATACCACCATTTAAGAAACTACTAAGTGCACCACCTGCAAAGTCAAATAAGTCATTTCTAACATCATAGAAAAATCTATCAGATACATTACTTAATGCATTACCTAGTGCTCCTTGGTCAGGTGCATAAACATTTTTAGGTGGTCTAACTCCTTTACCACCAACAAACTCAATACCTAATTTATTAATAGTTCTTGATAATAGATTTACTCTACTATTTACTAAATTTGCAATTTGTACCTTAACATTACTCTTTGTTGATTCCTTTAATCTCTCAACAAAATTCATTGGAGAATTAGAACCTTTTAAGTTTTGTTCTAATGACTTTACACCATTCTCTGCTGCATCTTTTACTCGATCCATAAAAGAAGGTCCTTTTTTATCAGGAACTACTGCTCTACTTCTTAATATCTCACTAATTGAGCTGGTAGGTGTAGTTGATAATGTAGCACCCACAATAGCATTAGACTTTATTGAGTCTATTTTGATTGCTTCTAAGTCACGTTTCTGTGGTATAACTTCTTCTCCAGGTAGTCCTTTACCATAACTATTTATAAGAAATGGAGATGCAACACCATTCTGTCTAAATTTATTTCCACCAACTGTGTAAAATTTTGGAATTGAAGTATCTGCAGTTGATGATGTATTTCCTCTACTTCCTCTTTCACCAGGATTACCAACTTTCCATATTGCACCACCATCATAACCAACATATTGACCAAATCCATTTGTAGTTTCCATAAACTTCTCAAACTTAACTGTTGAATATTTAAAATCAAATTCTAATGTAGTTACATCATGTGTTTTTGGCTGTTCACTTAAATCTATACCTGTAGGATGTGGCATTGAATTAAAATAAAATTGACACTCTTTTAAAGAGTAAACATATCTTGATAAATTATCTTTTATAACTTCTAAATCACCATTATCTATTGCCTTTCTAACTCTATTAAAATTTCTAACCTCTGATACTATAATATCACAATTAAATCTTAATAAATTCTCAGGAACTAAACTTTTTCCATTTGGTTTTGACCAGTATAATAATTTATATAAATGTGCCAATGTACCTAAACTCATTGATACATCCTCAGCAAAATCTAATTTTATGACATCTTTTCTATAATCAACTAAATATTTCTTTTTCTCTGCAGCATTACTTTCTGTTAATAGATTTAAACCTTCAACTTTTTTCAAATAATGACTCATGTATGCTTGTCTACCACTTTGAAATAATGATTTTGGACTTTCTGCATTTGCATATCCTGTTTTTGTCTTACTTAAATTGACTTGTTCATTGTTTATAGTAATTGTACCAATAGTCTTAAAGAACTTAATGAATTGTTGTTTAAAATCTTCATATACAGGTATTTTACTTCTTATCTCACTTATCATATTATAATTATTTAAAAAGTCAGCAACAGAACCATTTAGTAAAGGTGAACTAATACCATCAATAACAATTTCAAATCCAAATATTATTGGATCTTGATTTTCAAAAGGAGTATTCTTAAACTGACCTAATCTTAAATCAGACCTACCATTTATTGGGTTCTCAATAGGTGTTAAATGATTTAATACTTGTAGTCCATGTTTGAAATAATCAGTTGCAGCATCATTAAATATTAAGTAACTATCTCTTGTACTATATGGTAAAGTTTTTAAATCTTCCTTGGTTTTAGGTAAATTTTTACTTTCTTCAAATCTATCTCTTGTTTCTACAGGTATTAAACCATTACTTGTTATTTTCTGACCCATCCAATCAGTAAACTCATAGTTTATTAATATCTTAGGGTCAACTGCACTAGGATTAGGATTCTTAAAATCCTTGTTTGGTGGTATAGATAATATTGGTAAAAACCCAAGAGTATCACCAAGACCTGTACTAGGATTTCTAGCAACTTGTGGCCATAGTTCACCTCTAGTTACTATTTTATTTAGATTTGCTCTCAAACTACCTGATGAGTCAATTGCTTCTTTCATTTTTAGTTCTCTATCTGTAAGTGATGAAGTTCCACCAGGATTATTAAGGTATGTTATATCTGCCATTAAGTATATATTAATTTTTTAAGCATATCTTGATCCATCTTGTTGAATTTCACCCCAATATTTATCAAATCTTTGCTGTCTATCATTTAATCCATTAGTACCACCATTAACTCTTTTAGTTACTGACTCAACAACTGATGGAGATGAACCTTTTAGTGTAATAGAAGTTATATCTCTAGATAGGAATTTCCACCAATAACAAGCAGCATCTGCTGCATATTTAGTTGCAACCAAATCAGGATTGACCAATACATTATCTAAACCTTTTGAAACCAAGTATTTACTATATGCTTCATAGTTTGCCCTACCAGTTACTTGAATATAACCTCTTCCTTTATATTTAGGTCCATCACCAGGATGTGTATTACCTAAGTCTTTTCTTCCTTCATATGCTCTTCCACTTGCCAACTCTTCTTTATAAACATAATTACCACTTTCATGTCCACATTGTGCCAAGAAGTGTGCTCTTTCTAACTTGCTTGTTATACCATATTTTCTCATAGCAACTAAAAGATCATTAGGTGGTGATTTTAATGGTTTACCTAACTTATTAGCCTTTTTAGCATTTTCTTTGATTATTCTAACCTCTTCTGGTGGTAGTTCTGCAAGTACTTCTGGTGGATATAATTGCTCTATACTTGCAAGTATTAATTGGTCTTCTTCTGTACCAGCAAAAGTATCTTCAACATATTCAGGATCAATTGTATCTTGTTCATCACCATATACAAATGTATCATCTACTTTTCCAGTTATTGTTAAATATCCAATTTCAGGATTATAAAAAGTATCTTTAATCTGAACATCAAATGTATATTCTCTTGGTTCTGTTGTAGAACTTGTAACACTTACTGAACTTTTTGCAGTGACTATTGAACTTGTTGCTACAATTTCAGGACCTGTTTGTAAAGGTGATTCAGTAGGACCAGTTGGTTGAATAATTATTTCTTCATATATAAAATCAAGAAATAATCCATATTTACTAATAAGCATAATTTTAAGATTAGTAATAACATCATCTATCAAAATATTCAAAGGTATTAACTTATCAAATGGTTTACCTTTATATTCTAATTTACCTGTATTATCTTCCACCAGTAAACCAGTTAAAACATTTAAAAATGGATTAGGTAAATTATTCAATACTGCAACTGAACTTATAGTTGTGTCTAATTCTATAAATGATATTAAACCTTCTATTTTTTTATCACTATCACTCTTTGGATCCTTTACTATTATTTTATAATTAGACATAATTTTTATACATTTTTTATAATTGCATTAACTTCATTTCCATTTGCAGAAATACTTGTAATTTTTAATGTGTATTTCTTACCATCTTTACTTTCAACATTATAAATCTCACCAACTTTATAAATACTATTTGGTGGAACAACAACATTTTGTGGTGTTGATTGTGTTCCTGTTGGATTTTCATTATTTTGTGTATTGGTTTCTGGTTTTGCAGATGAATTATTTACACTATCTTTAATTTCTTCTTTAGTTTTACTAAGTTCTTTTCTAACACATTTAACTTCTTGTGTTAATTTACCACCTGTCCAACTATAAGCAATATCAATTATCATCCATTCACCACTTAATCTTTCTTGATTAGGATCAGGATTTGTAGGTGTATTCTTTTCATTTATAAATGCAATTTCAATTTTTTGAAACTTATAAAGATTAAAGTTAGGATTAGGTAATTCTAATTCAACCAATATTCTAACCATATTATCTAAATTAACTTGATTTTGTGCCTCTGAATAATAGTAATTTTTATGAACATTCTCAGTATCCATTTTACCTGAATACTTAGTTCTAAAATTTTCTTCCATTGATTTACCATCTCCAGGTGCACCTTTTAATGAAATATTTTTATTTTGGTCACCACTTTGAGAATCTACATCAAATACTAAAAATTGTTTTGTGATTGAATCATATGCCTTTGTAGTTGTAAAATAACCTTTAGTAGTAGATATTTTTGTTGAATTATTAACCAGTTTATATCTTCTGATATAAAAAGGACTCATGTTAAAAGATTTATCTGTTGTTAATATCATTCTTTCAATTTTATCCTTTTGTGTATCTTCATTCAAATGGTTAACACCTGTTGATGATAAACCAACATCATTAGAAATATCTCTCAACCATTCTTTTTCAATATCAACATAATTAAAACAATAATAGAAATCAATATAACCTAAAACATATGAAGTATCTGATATATATGAGTGATTTATAATACCTGAAAGAAAATCTTTAAATACAATACCATGATTTACCCAATTCATACTATCCACTGTATTTGTTATATTTGAATTAAATCCTAATTGTAATTCATTAGATACTTTTCTTAGTGCTTCAAATGATGTTCCTTTATAACTTTTATAATTAATTTTATAAAAATCTCTAAGATCAATACTACCTGTTATAGTATATGATAAACCTTTATTTTCTTGAAAGTTTATTACCTTAAACTTCATGTGAATTGACTTCAAATTCTTAGTACCTGAGTTAAAAAATATTTCAAATTTAGTATCATCTAATGGCATACCTTCCTTCTTCATAAAGCCAACTGAATCTACAAAATTTAACATTGCCTTAGGTGTAATACCATCATAATACAATCTAAGTGATTTAATATCAGATACTCCTATTTGATATGCATTATACCAAACAAATGGGGTTAAACCTAAACCAACTCCAACTTCTTTATTATGTTTATCATCATTTACATTAAACTCAATAGGTTTTAGAACAATAGTAGGTTTATCAATCTGTGCAATTATAGGTCTTGTTCCTTCAATTGGTTTTTGTTCTTCACCTCTAGACTTTTCTTGTGAAATTACTTCCTCTGCTATAACACTTATAGTTATATCTTTTGTTTCTACTAAATCAGAATCTGTACTTATAGTAATAACATAATCTCCTGGTTCATCAAATTGAATACCATCAAAGTCAATAAATCCATTTGTTACTATTTTATCAGTAACACCAATAAGTTCACCAGGACCACTTTTTTTAGTAAGTGTTACTTTTACACCAGTTGCATCAAAATTAGAACTTGTTGCTCCAGTTTTATTTGCAGTAGATTGTGTTAATGACATTTATAATATATTAATTTTATCTATTATATATTATTATAGTGTCACTACAAATTAATTTTTATCTCTTTATATGGGTATTTTCTTTTTATATAAAATCCTTTACGTTCTAAGTAATGTTTGTAAAGTATATTGTTTAAGTCATTTGGATCAAAAACATCAACTAAGTCAAATATATTAACCTTATCCTTATCAGAGTGTAAACGTAATCCACGTCCAATACTTTGAATAATTATTTGTTCTGACTTAAATGAATCTGTAAATATAACATTGAATATGGCATTAATACTTACACCTGTTGATAATGTACCAAATGAAGCAACTAAAACTCTTACTTTACCCTCAGTTACTTCCATCTCTTTTTTAATAGCTTCTCTTTTTCTACCACTAATCTCACCATCAATATAAAAGAACTCTTTATCAGGTAATTCATCTTTTAACTTTTGATATATTCTTTGACCATTATCAATAGTATGAAATAATAAAAGTGTATTATTAGTACATTTAGCAACTATTTTTTTAATAAACTCTAATCTTTTCTCAGATTGATGTGCATAAGCTTTCTCAAAATCAAATGCAGACTTACCATCTCCTGCTTTTCTTATTTGTTTTAAACGTTCTGCAAATTCCAAGTCATTATGGTTCATTATAACAGCTTTTATATCCATTGGAGTAATAATCCCCTTCTTTTTTAATTCATCTGCAGAAACCTCTGTTATTTTAGGTCCTAGTACAGATTGAATAGTTAGTATCTCACAAGTTTCATCAGTAGGAAAAGTACCAGATACTCCAAATCTTGAATAAGCATGTGTAAAAGTACTTTCTAATATAGAAGTAATTGTTTTTGCCTTAGCACCATGTGCTTCATCAGTGGCAATAGTATGGAATTGTTCAAAGAATTTCTTAGGCCATTTCTCTAAAGATTGATATGTACCTATATAAACATTTGGATTTTCTGTTCCTGAAAACTTTCTTGGTCTATCTGACATAACTTCCTCTACTCTAATTGTACAAGGGGTATGTCCATTATTTAAGTCTTCAAATTTTTCTATTTTCTTCTCACGCATTTCAAGAAGATTATTTAAGCCAAAATTATATTCAACTATATTATCATAGAATTGTGTTACAAGTGTAATAGAAGGAACTATAATAAGGAATTTTGCATTAGGGTCAGTATGTTTCAAAGTGTAAAACATAACTATTGATATGATTAAAGATTTACCACCAGAAGTTGCCACCTCTGCCATACAAAATCTATTCTTTAAGATTTTATATGCTGCTTCAATTTGATGATCATAAGGCATAAAAGGAACTATTTGACCATCTTTTTTCATTTTATGTGTTTTGAAAAAATCTTTACAGAAATCTTGTACTTTTTCTAAAGTAACATCTCTATTTATTGGAAAGTCTTCTTTGTTTTCAAGTATAAAAGGCATGTCTATTTCTTTACACCCTTTTAGTGCTTCTTTCCATAATCCAACATTTATTCTACCATCTCTAAAGTAAGATTTTTTTCCATCCCATACACCTAACTTCACTGCTGGTTGATATTTCCAACCTTTAACATGACGAGTTAGCCATAAACTCATTTGATGATATTCTATTCTTGTTGCTTCACTGACTACTAATTCTTCTGTTTCTTTATCATATCTAAACTTCATCTCATTATTATATATAAAATATATCAGTTTGTTTTACAATACCTTGATTTTACTTGAAATGTTTAAAATTTTGGGGTTTTTTACAAAGGGAAGGTGACAAATTGAATATATAATTAAAAAATAAATTAAAATTATGGGATTATGGAAATTCATTAAAGGACTTTTTGGAAGTAAAAAAGTAGAAGATTGTTGTGGTTGTGATACACCTGAGTCTTGTACAACTCCAGAAGTTTGTGAAACTGTAGAAGTACCAACTGTAGAAGTTGTGGAACAAGAAGTACCAGCAGTAGAGGTTGTGGAAAAAGAAGAAGAAGTACCAGCAGTAGAGGTTGTGGAAACTAAAGTTGAGGAAGCACCTGTTGAGAAGGTTAAAAAACCTAGAAGAAGAAAAGCTAAAGCTGAGAAAAAAGAAGTAAAAGAAATTACTGAAAAACTTGTTGAAGCATCTGAGAAAAAAGTAACTGCTAAAGATATTAAATCTAAAGGTAAGAAAAAATCAGAGTTTCCAATTGAGAAACCTGTTGTCACTACAGAAGAGAAAAAAGCTAAACCAAGACGTAAGAGAAAGCCAAAAACTAAAACTGACGAAGGTAAAGCATAATTAAAAACCCACTATTAAGTGGGTTTTTTTATTTTAATAAGTCAATTGCAATATCATAATGTTCTTTATCTAACTCAGAACCTAAATAATTTCTACCATTTTTCTTACAAGCTCTTGCTGTAGTACCAATACCAATAAATGGATCATAAATCAAACTATCTATTGGAAAGTAAATATTCATTAACTTCTCTACAAATTCCTCAGAATAAGAAGCCTTTAATTTACACTTTATACCATCATTGTTCTTAGCTTCAATTATATTTACATAATTCTTATAGAATTTTTGTTTAGTCTTATCATTAATAGTACTAACTTCTTTATTAGTAATAAAATCATGTAAATGTTCTTTCTTAACAATTACATAAACTAACTCACATAATCTTGATAATTTTGTAGGACTTGTTTGAAAGGGTATTGCATTAGACTTTTTCCAAGTGATAATATCTGCCACAGTTAAATCTGTTTCATTATGTATCTTTGATATTAAAAGAGTTGGCAAAATAGGATTTTCATTATGATAAGAGATATTATAACAAATAACACCTTTATCAATCATAATTCTTGAAAACTCTTTAAACTCATTTGTTCTTACTTCAAGGTATTCATCTTCTGATAAATTATCATTATCTGAATATCCATTATTATAATAGATGTCTTTTCTCTTTGTAGTGATATTGTAAGGTGGTGATGTAATAATGCCAGAAATTGTCTTATCTGGTATTCTCATCATTGTACTTAAATTATCTTCATTGAATATTTGGTTTATCATTTAATATTAAATCTATTTTAGTTTCTCTTATTCTTCTTACTTTTCTACCAATATCTGGATAGAAAAAACATCTTATACTATATTTGTTAATTATATTATCATAACCAATTTGGTATATACCTATTGACTCATCCTTATCTAATGATTCTTTTACAAATTTAATCAATTCATCAATTGTTGCACCAACTATTGTTTTTGAATTATGTGATGTTTCATTAAATATAACATTTGGTGCATTGGCAATAAATCCTATCTCATCAATTATTTGATTAAGTATTTTTAACATTTCTTCATCAGGTAACTTCTCTTTTGGAAAAAGAGTACTTGATATAGTCATAGTTTTTTTATGTGAATGGTCTTCTAATATCTTTTGAATTTTTTGTTCTCTTGATAAATTACTAATATCCATTAAAATTATTTTCTTTTTATAATGATTTCATCAATCATTCCATATTTCTTAGCATCTGTTGCAGTCATCCAATAATCTCTATCACTATCTTTATGAACTTTTTCATATGTTTGACCTGTTCTATCAGAAATTATCTCATACAATTCTTTTTTCAATGAGTTTATTTCTTTTGCCTCAATCTCCATATCAGATGCCTGTGCATATCCACCATAACCTAAAGGCTGATGTATCATTGTTCTACTTCTTTTTAAAGATTTTCTTTTACCTTTTGCACCAGAACATAAAACAACTGCGGCCATTGATGCAGCTAAACCAGTATTAATAGTTACAATATCAGGTTTTACATAGTCCATAACATCAAGTAATCCTAATCCTGAATAAACTGAACCACCTGGTGAATCAATGTATATTTCTATATCTTCATCATTTAATGATTCAAGATACATTAGTTGTGCTTTTATTATATTACATACATAATCATCTATTTCAGTTGATAAAAAGATAATTCTATCATCTAATAGTTTTGAAAATATATCTACAGACATTCCATTACTTTCTAATAATAAAGGAGTACTATTTAATTTTTGAAGTTTTTTGAAGTATGCATCTTGTGAAGTACTTGAGATTGATTGACTAAGTAAGTATTTATTAAAGTCTCTTGTCATTATTTGAGTATTATTTTTCTATTTTATTGATAAAATAAGTAAAAGTTTATAATTACAAAAGTGGATAAAAAGGAGTTTTATTATTTAATATATAAAAATAAAAAAATTATAACAATATGAAAACTAAAGTTGAAGTACTTGGATATGAAATAGAAATCGAAGAAGTTGATGGTGTAGTAACTGTTAAAGCTGACTTAGATGGAGAAACAGTAGAAGAATTTACACTTGAAACACCAGAAGGTGAAGAAGGTGAAGGTGGTGATGATGACATTAAAGGATTTAAAGATTTTGATGGTCAAGCACAAGAAGAAGATTTCCCACAAGATGATGAGGAAGAACATGAAGATGAAGAAGATGAGGATGAAGAAGAAAAAGAAACATTAGAATCTTTCCAATCTTTTATTAATAAAAAGTAATTAAATAAAAAGAGGTTTAGGCCTCTTTTTTTAATTATAAAATTTAATATATAATAAAAAATTATTATAATACTATGTTATTAAAATTTGATAATTTCATTTCTGAAAGTGTTGAAGGTAAAGGAACTTTACTTTATTATGCATTTGACTGGGATGACAATATACTAAAAATGCCTACTGAAATCATAGTTCAAACAGAAGATGGTGAGGAAGTTGGTATGACTACTGCAGACTTTGCAATATATCGTTCTAAAATTGGTAAAGAAAACTTTGAATACAAAGATAAAACCATTACTGGTTTTGCAACTGAACCATTTAGAAACTTTAGAGATACAATGGATCCTGAAATTTTTAAGAAAGATGTTGCTAAAGCATTACAGATGAAATCATTTGCACCTGCTTGGGAAGACTTTATTGAATGTTTAACAAATGGTTCAGTATTTGCTATTATTACTGCAAGAGGTCATGAAGCAGAAGGAATGAGAAAAGGTGTTGAATATGTTATTGATAGTTTAACTGATAATGAGAAATCAAAAATGCATGATAGTTTATTAATGTTCTTACATCTTTTTGATAAGAAAAGAGATAATGAAGATAACTATGAAAGTATGTCAAATTTCTCAAAATCTGAATTAGTACAAGATTATTTAGATTTATGTCATTTTGTTGGTGTATCTGCACCATCAAGAGGTGGTAGTCCAGATAATCCAGAAGCTGCTAAAGAAGAAGCATTAAGAAATTTTATTTCTGATGTAAATAGATATGCACAAAAAATTGGATTTGTTGCCAAAGTTGGTTTCTCAGATGATGACCCAGGAAATGTTAGTCATATGACACATGCTCTTTCAAGTTCAGATATAGATCATGAAAGTTTATGGCCTTATGTTGATGAGTTTATTATCAAAGATACTAATAAACCAGAAAATATTGTAAAGACTAAAATTCCTACAAGAGTTAAGCAATATGATGAGTTTACTGAAAATATGTCACAAACTCCAGGTTTAGAATCTTCTATTATGCCATTTGCAAGCTTTAATAACTTGGCAATTGAAGATGGTAAAGCTAATGATAGATTTACACCAGGTGGTGGAGAAACAAGACAAGACCCTTATACTAACTTATTGAAAAATAAAGCAAAACGTTTAGCAAAAGAAAGTAATACTTATTGTGATTGTTGTGATAGTATTGCAAGTGAGTGTAAATGTGGACCAGATTGTAAATGTGGTTGTAAAAAAACATTAGAATCATTTAGTAAAAATCCTATAAGTGAATTAGATTTTGATGATTTAGTTGATTTAATGATTAAAGCTAATGATGGTGACTTAGATGGTATTGTCCAAAGTAAAGCTAATCGTTTTTTTTCTAAATACAAAATAGATACATCAATGACCACTTATGAAATAATGGATGAATTACATGATAATTATGGTGATTCAATAATGAAAGAGATGCAAGATATTCTAAGTGATTATAGAGAATAAAAATGAAATAATAAAAATCCTCTTTTTTTAAGAGGATTTTTTAATATATACTACTATGAAAAGATTTTTAGAGTTTATTAATGAGAATAAAAATACAATGAGATTGTATTACTCAGACAAACTTAGAGATATACTTAAAAGGATAGCTAATGGTGTTTCAGGAGATTCTGCAAAGACTGCCAATTTTTTATTATTAATAGAAGATTCCAATCAAATGGAAGATAAATATACACTTGTTGATGTAACTGAGAAGAATGATTATATATCTTATATACAAGTAAATAGAATACATAAAGAATTTCCTGGTAAAGATGATAGAGTAGATGATGATTCCAAACTATGGACTGATGAAAATTTAAGAACTAAACATAAAATAGGTAAATGGGTAACTCATATCTATAAAAATGTTTATAAAACTCAAGAGTTTACACCATCACAAATAGAACAATTTTCAAATGCATATAAAGCAACTTATGATAAAATAAACATTGAACCTGAGTTTGTTATATTGAAAGGTGATGATATTAAATGGGGATATTTAGAAAGTAATTATGTACCATGTGAAAGAACAACATTGGGTAATTCTTGTATGAGATATTCAAGATGTCAAACATATTTTGATATTTATACAGAAAATGAAGATGTATGTAGTTTATTAGTTCTTAAAGATGCAGATAATAAAGTTTTAGGTAGAGCACTTCTTTGGAAATTAGATGATGGTGACCTTTATATGGATAGAATATATATTGCTAATGATAGTGATAAGTATTTATTTACAGAATGGGCTGATAATAATAATTACAGAACTTATGATAATGATTATAAAACTAAAAAAGTTACTATTAATTCAAATACATATGATAGATATCCATACATGGACACTTTCCTTACATTAGATACAGATAATGGTATTTTAAGCAGTGAAGAAAGTTCAGATAGAGATTGTATAAAATTACAAGATACACATGGTGGTTATCAAGAACAAGGTGTTTGGAGTGATTATGAAGGTGAATATATTGATGAAGATTATGCAGTTTATATTGACTCAATTAATGATTATGTACATCAAAATAATGCAGTTTATTTAGAATATAAGGATAGATATGAATTAGATGATAATAATTATAGAATAAGACATAATCTACCTCAATTAGTTCATAGTGAATGTTGTGAAACTTGGTTATATATAGATGATTCTTCTTATTCAGAAATACTTGGTGATTATGTTGATATTTCTGATGAAGAATACATAGTATTTATTATTGATAGTGATGGTGAAACTGATATAGTACCAGATACTGAAAAATACTCTTGTTTATATAAAAGAGTTGAGGATGAATACTACTCTATGGATTATATTGAAAACCCATATGCAGATGGTGAATATGCTTTCTGGGATGATATTTTCTATGATTTGAGAAATAGTTTAGTTGAGGAATTAGGATCAAGTTCAACTCAAGTAAACAGTGAAGTTATGGATAAGTTCTTAGAGTTAAAACCAGATACAGAATTAATTAAAGCAATTGATGAAGATGATTCTTATAGAATAATACTTAGAACTTACTATGGTACTAAATCTAAACCTACTCAAGAGGAAATGTTACCTATACTTTGTTTAGGTGCAATAATGAAAATAGATAAAGAAGATGTTATTACAACATATTGGCTACCTGATAAATATCAAACAAAGTTAGATTATGTACTTGATTTAATAGACAATGATGAACTTACTAATAAATATAAAGAATGGTCTGGTTCTAACTCTATGATGAAACAACTTCTAAGATTTGCATATGGATTTGATTACAAATCATTTGGTGAATATATTTATAAGAGAGCTCTTTATCTTAAAATATATGGTTAATCCAATATAATATCTTCATTTGATTCACCAAGAAAGATAAACTTTTTGTAAGTTCCCCAAGATTGTGGATCAACAGTAAATACATATTTTTTACCACCTACAATAACTGGAATTGCTTTAGGTAAATCAAAAGCTCTAACATCTTTGAATTTAGTTTGTAAAGTTTCAATTATCATATTCTCAAATGCTTCTCTAACTCTATAGTGTAAGTATTTATTTGCAGCAGATAATCTGTGATATTTTTCACCTAACTCAAGAGCTCTTTGATTATTTAAGATAAAGTGAATTTTTTTATCTCTAATATCTTCAACACTTCCTTCATCAAATTTAACTCTGTCAGAAGAAGTACCATAAGATTGGTAACTATCATCATATGTCATTTTATATTGGTATAATACTTTCCCACTTTCAGGAAAATCAATGTAGAAATAAGTGATATAAGAATCATTGAATCTACTATTATTATTTTTTGTTGGTGGAATATCTCTTACAATTTCATTGATACACTCTAATACTTCATTGGATTTTTTCTCAGAACGCTCTTTTGCTCTAAGATATAAATCATGAATTTCTGAAATAGTACGTACCTTTGGTTTTCTTTTGAACTTCCACTCAAAAGAATCAATATTTTCCCAATTAAATCTGCGTCTTCCCATTATACTCATTGTCTAAAATATTATCAATTTTTACTTCTCTATCCAACTCTTTTTGATTTTCATAATACCATCTAATGAAATCATGGTAATAAGCAATGTAATTACCATCATCATCACCATAAATAGTTTGTCCAAACATAAATCTGTTAAAACTATCTCTCCATTCTAAAGGTATGTCATTAAACTTGACATCTTTTTTGTTTTTAACTAATTCACTTATGTTGGCCATTGTTTTATTTTTTTACAAAGATAGGAAAAAATCATCTAATATTTTATTTATTTTTGATTTTTTTAAATAGTGTATTCTTAAAAGTTTTATATTATTTACTATACACCAATTTGTTTTTATATCATCATTAATTTTAATCCTTTTTAAAGCAATATCACCACCAAATATACTACTTGATCTATAGTGTAATTCACCATCATATTCAATACAAACATTATAATCAGGTAAATAGAAATCAAATGGTAATTCTTTAATATTTACACAACTTTTAAATTTCTTCTCTCTTTGATAAGAAATATTTTTATCATCTAAATATGTTTTTATCAACCTTTCACCTATTGATTCTCTATTTGAAACACACCCAAGAAAATCTAAATATCCTTTCCATTTTTTTGAATATGCACTATCTGGACGTTTAGGTAGAAAAGTTATATTGTTAGTTGTTATATAATTATAGTATTCATATTGATCCTTAAATTTTAGTTTTCTCACATATTCTCTAGCAGATTTGAAATCCATTAATAATTTAGATTTGCTTAAAGGTGATAACTTTGAGTCTAAAAATGCCTCCCAAGATACCCAACCTTTATCTTTATAAATATAGTCAGGTCTTTTTGGAACCTCAATGGGCAAAGTGCTTTTGTCCAATTTTACCCAACTACCTTTATTTACTATTTCAGGAAAATTATTTTTTATATAACTTTTACAATCTTCATAGGATAAATATTTAATATTAGAAAAGTTTTTATAATTACTCAAACCTAACCAATTTGAATATGATACCCAACCTTTATCTTTATATACTTTATCTGGATTAGATGGTATTTTAAGTGATTTTAAATTTAATTCTTTGTACTTATTACACCAGTCTTTCCAATTTTTTATTCCTAGTTTTTTAACTATATTTAAAGAATCTTCATATGATAGAAAATCTTTTTTCTGTTCACTTTTTGAGAATGATAGAAAATCTTCCCAAGATATCCAAGTGTTTCTATTTTTTGCACTAAAATATTCATAAGGTCTTTTATTTATCTCTTTAATAAAACTTCCACTTTTTGCCATACTATAAAACATTGTAGATGACTTTAAATTGAATTTCTTCAAATACTCTTTTGATTGTTCATATGAATAATACATAACTTTTAATTATCTTTATGTATATATAAAATTGTGATTGTCCTCTATGTTAAAAAAAATAAAATTATGGATAAGGTTTATATAGAATCATTAGTACAAAAGATTGTAAATAAAGAGTTTTCTTCTGCAAATAGACAAAAAGTTATTGTATATTCTGATAGATTGCAATTGTGTTGTCCATATTGTGGAGATGGAAAATCAGAGTACAAAAAGAGAGGAAACTTATATTTCAACAGATTAGTATTTATTTGTTTTAATTGTGATAAGAAAACCACATTTGATAAAATGTGTAAACACTTTAATGAACAAATAGACCCTGATAAAAAACTTGAAATGATTGAACACTTAGATTCAATTGTAAGTTACACAGATTATCAAAATGAATTTATTGATGCAAGATTTGAAAACTTAATTGATTTAAGTGACCTTGAAGATTCTATAAATAAAAACTTAACACCTTTATCAGATTTTAAACCAATTCAAGTAAATGGTGGTATCTACAAGTATCTTATAGGTCGTGGTATTGGTCCAGAACTACACAAAAATATTTACCAAGCAAAGTATTGGAAAAATGAAGATGAATCAGAATGGGTTATTGTAATGCTTAATAGAAAGGATAATAAGATATTAGGTATGCAAATTAGAAATCTTAAAGAAGGTAAACGTAGAACTTTTAAGATTTACAATTATGAGAACTTATTAGAGTGGGTTAATCTTGCAAAAGAAGAACCTAAGGTAATTGATATTAATGAACTTGTGGTTTATAACAAATTATCATATTACTTTAATATACTTAATGTTAACTTTGATTATATGATAACTGTATTTGAAGGTTATTTGGATTCATTGTTTTATCCTAATTCAATTGGATTGGTTGGTGTTAATACTGATTTTAGATTTTTAGAAAATGGTGGATTTGACTTACAATACTTCTTTGATAATGATGAAGCAGGTTTTAAGAAATCTGAGGAAAAGTTAAAAGAAGGATATCCAGTATTTTTATGGAGAAAACTATTTGATGATATTGTTGAAAGAAAAAGAGTAGAGGATCCTTATACATTATTACATAGAATTAGTAAAGTAAAAGATATAAATAAACTTTGTCAATTAACACCTGGTGCTTACAAAAAACTAAACCTTCCTAATTTCTTTAGTAAGGATGTTTTAGATATTAAATGGATACCTAAATTTAAGAAAAGAAAGAGAAATGAAGTTGATGTAGTTGACTACAATAGAAAATTTGAAGATTTTAAGAAACTTTAAACTTTTTAATTTTTCTTAATATAAATAGAAGTGTTTGGAACTAACCAAACATTAAAAAAATAAATATTAAAAATGAAGAAAATTTTATTAATTTTAGTAGCAATGTTAAGCTTAACATCAACTGCACAAACAGGTTTCAAAAAAGCTGACAAATTTGTTGAAGGAAGTTTCTCTTATGAGAAAACTAAAGGATTAGATGCAACTTACACATTTGCACCAACACTTGGTTACTTATTAACAGACAAAACTGCAGTAGGTGTTTCAGTTGAGACAGGTAACACTGTAACAGAAGGTAAACATTTTTGTACAACAGTATTTGCAAGACACTACTTTTTAAATTTAGGACAAAACTTTAAAGTTTATTCTCAATTAGGAGTAGCTAATCACAATGAAGCAGATACTAAAGCTTATTTCTCTACCGATTTAGGATTAGGATTAAATTACTTTGCAACAAAAAATTTAGCACTTACTACAAGTGTTGCAACTTTAGCAAGTTATGATGATTCTAAATCTCAATTTAAAGTAGGATTTGATGGTGTAGATAACCCATTAAATGCTCTTAAATTTGGAGTTCTTTACAGATTCTAATAAATTAATTATTTAGAATAAATAAACCCACTAAAAAATTAGTGGGTTTTTTGTATTTTATTCATTTTCATGATTTTATATATAAAAGAAAAAATAAATATCATGGCAGAAGAAGTTAAAAAACTAGGTTTCTTTGGGAAAATTAAATGGTTCTTCACTGAATTGATGAAAATCTATTCTAATGAACCTTCTTATTTCTCTAAAAAAAGAGTTGAGTCAGGAATTGGATTTGTAATTGCTGAATGGGGTATGATTTACTTTATATTGCAGAAAATTGATAAAATGACAGTAACAGATTTTGCAATCTGGGCATCTATTCAATTTGTAGTTGCAGGATATATGGTAAACCAAATTCAAAAGGAAAAAGCAGCAGATACAAGTAATTCAGTTGATGCTACAATGCAAGAAAATCAACAATAAAAAAAAACCACTCATTTGAGTGG